AATTGAGGCAATCCTAGAATACCTTAACATCGAATTACGAAGAACACGCAGTAAGTTCTTTAAACAATATCTAGAAAACTATCAACGAGCATTAAGCAGTCGTGACGTTGAAAAATACGTAGACGGTGAAGCAGACGTTGTTGATTTTGAAAAAATTATCAACGAGTTTGCACTGCTACGTAACAAATGGTTAGGTGTCATGAAAGGTATCGATATGAAACAATGGCAGATAACTAACATTACCAAGTTACGTGTAGCAGGAATGGAAGACGCTTCCATATAATTTTCCTATCATAAACTACACACATAAATATCAGTATGAAAACAATCGTATTGGTAACAGGTGGCTTTGATCCACTACACTCGGGACATATTGCATATTTTGAAGAAGCCGCTAAACTAGGTGATGAACTAATAGTTGGCGTTAATTCAGATGCCTGGCTTACACGTAAAAAAGGCAAACCATTTATGCCATTCAAAGAACGTATTGCAATCATCACAAGTCTGCGTATGGTAAGTGGTGCTATCGATTTTGATGATTCGGATGGTGGTGCCGGAGGCGCAATATTCAAGTGCAAAGAAATTTTTGGTAATGATTGTAAAATTATCTTTGCTAATGGTGGTGATCGTAGTGTTAAAAATATTCCAGAACTAGTAATGTATGGTGATGATCCGCAAGTAGAATTTATGTTTGGTGTTGGCGGAGATGATAAAAAGAATTCAAGCAGTTGGATCTTAGATGAATTTAAAAATCCTAAAGTTGTTCGTCCATGGGGCTGGTATAGAGACTTATATACTATTGGTAAAGAAATTAAAGTTAAAGAATTAGTCATTGAGCCTGGTAAACAACTGTCTATGCAAAAGCACAGTAAACGTGCTGAAATGTGGTATGTGCTTAAAGGCAAGTGCAAAGTTGTTACTATATTAAATAATGTACCCGATGAAAAAGTTTTAAATAACCTAGGAATAGGTTATGACATTGGTAAAGAAGTATGGCATCAAGGTGTAAATCCTTATGACAAACCTTGCCATATACTAGAAGTACAACACGGAGAAGAGTGCGTAGAATCAGACATCATGCGTATTGGTGTAGACGATGACTATGGCCAGGAAGGACAACAAGAATAATGAACACCGTATACATTGGTTATGATTCCAGAGAAAAAATCGCTAGTGATGTTTGCGAGCACAGTTTGCGCCACACTACAGAAGAACCCATTGACGTAAAATATCTTAAACTTAACGAACTTAAAAGAAAAGGTGTATACACTAGACCTGTTGATACACTAGGATCGACAGAATTTACATTTACTAGATTTTTAATTCCTTATCTACAAGACTACAAAGGCTGGGCATTATTTTGTGATTGTGATTTTTTATGGCTCGACGATGTTGATAAATTGTTTGCACAAAGAGACGACAAGTATGCAGTAATGTGTGTGCATCATGACTATACTCCTAAAGAAGGAACGAAGATGGATGGTAAAACACAATCGCTGTATCCAAGAAAAAATTGGAGTTCAATGGTACTATGGAACTGCGAGCATCCTAGTAATAAACAAGTTATTCCTTCAATGGTTAATAATGAAACAGGAAAATTCATGCATCGTTTTAGTTGGCTCAAAGACGAGGAAATTGGGCAAATCAGTCACGAATGGAATTGGCTAGAAGGTTGGTATAAAGAACCACAAGATGGAAAACCTAAAGCAATACATTTTACTGAAGGTGGCCCATGGTTTAAAAATTGTCAAGATGTTGATTACGCTGACCTGTGGATTAACACCGCTAACAAAACAGGTACAAAATGGTCTCCATTATAGGCATTGAAGGAGCATTGAAAACTCAATTTCCTTCTTTTAAAAAAGGAGTTGCCAGGCACGGCGATAAATTCGAGTTAGTTGCACATCCAGATCTTGCTAGTCATGCTGATGCATTTATTCAAACTAACTTAATTAAACCTAAAGTATTAAACAACGATTCAAGACGGTTAGCATATACTTTTATTAGAGATTCAAAAAAACCTTATCTAGTTCATGAGTCACCGAGTTTTAGAAGATATTTGGGTTGGGCAAGACTCGGTTGGTACAGTTATAAATGGACCGAAGGCGTATTTGGAAATGAAAATTCTCCATCAGATCGTTGGAATAAATTTGAAAAAGCAACTGGCATAACATTTAAAGACTGGCATAGTCCCGGAAATAGTATTATTATAATGGCACAAAAAGAGGGTGATTCAAGTTTATTAACTCTGTATGAAAAATATAATAGTTATTACGACTGGGTAGAAGATCTTATTGTTGATATTAGAAAATATACTGATAGACCTATAATAATTAGACCACATCCGAGAAATAATTTAAAAGGAATAAAATTAGCATCAAGATTACAAAAAAAATTAAAAGATCCTACTATTACGATTAGTAATAACACAGATTCACTTGGTGACTATCTTTCATCGCCTAATAAAGCAGACGGGTTGTATAATGATTTAAAAAAAGCGTATTGTGTAATTACATATAATAGTTTAAGTGCTATTGAATCTATATGTGAGGGTATACCAACTTTTGCAATGGAAGACGGTAGCATGATTTGGCCGGTTGCACATAAAGATTTAAGTCAAATTGAAAACTTATCTTATGATATAGATTTAACGCAATGGAAATATGATATTGCTTATACTCAATGGACAGGAGAGGAACATAAAAGCGGAGAAAGTTGGGCACACCTTAAACCGTTAATGTTTAAAGAATAATGAAAACATTTGCATGTATTACAACGTTTAATCAAGACTACTACGATCAATTAGCAAGCAAAATGGTCGAAACATACTTAGAATTTTGGCCTAAAAGTGTTCCTTTATACTGTTATACAGAAGATATGAAGTTACCAGTGCAAGCAGAAAATCTACACGAAATCGACGTATATGAGGCTTGCAATCCTGAATTACAGAGTTATTTAGACTACATAAAAACACACTTTAGCAGAGGGTTTGCATACAAAGCATTTGCTTGGGTTCATGCTTGTCGTACACTTGATGTTGATCAAATTATCTATTTAGATGCCGACAGTGTAACATATCGTCCTGTTACAGAAGCATGGTTAGATAGTATTCTTCCTGAAGATCATATTGCGGCGTACATGGGTGTTACAATGAATAAAGGCAAATGGCGCGGTTCAAATGTACAACACGCAGATACGGGTGTTTATTGGTTTAATCGTAGACACGCTTATGCTGATACGTTTGTAAACAGATACGAAGACATTTACATTTCACGTGAGGTAGACAATAGAGAACGATTTCCTAAACCAAATGATGCATACGTATTTGCTGACTGTGTTATGGATGCTCTTAAAAATGGTGTACGTAATATTGACTTTCACCCACAACGTACAGCACATAGTCCACTTAAAGAAACTATACTTGGCAAATACTTTAGACACTTTAAAGGTGCTAGAAAGAAAGATCCCAAGATGGACAAATACATTGAAAAAATTAAATCAGGTGCTGAACGCAAAGACTTAGAAAAAGCAGAAAAGAAAAACAAAAAGCACGGTAAGTTAAAAGAATTAGACAACACATTTAGGACTTGGAAAAAATGATAGATTGGCCAAAAAACGTAAAAGGAGAAACAGGATGGAGATTTCCTTTTTTCTATGCAGGTATTGATTATATTAAACCTAAAAGTATTTGTGAAATAGGATGCTATAGAGGTAAAACTAGTTTACACCTATGTAGGTATGCATTACAATATACAGACGAATTACACTTTGCTGGATATGATTTATTTGATTTAGCAACAAGAGAAAATGACATTAAAGAAATAAACGGTAAAGGACACGGAAATTATGTTCGCACACAACTTGCTTTAGATAAAATTAAACGTGATTGCAATCCTCATCGCCCTACATTTTATCAATATAAAAATAAAAAATTTACGTTTGAAATTCACAAAGGCTTTACACAAGATACACTCGAAAAAAGAACGTTTGATTTTGTTTTTATAGATGGAGGCCACAGTTACGAAACGGTAAAGCACGATTACGAAAAGGTTAAAGGAAGTAAATTAATTTTCTTTGATGATTATAACTTAGAACCTGTTAGAAAATTTTGTGATGAAATTGGCGCTATTCCATTAGAACAAGACATTGGTCACAAAGTAAGACATTTAGCGTATATACTATCATGATATTTTTAAGTAAAAACGGAACAGACGAATACGTCAATATGTTTGCAAATGGTAGTAATACTATGCCAACTTCAGACAAAGAGTTTGATTACAATGCAACTGCACCAGAACCTATTGTGTTACGTGGAATACTCAAACATAAAATTATGAAACAGTGCTGGGAAGACAAACGTGATTTTTACTATATGGATAGTGGGTATTTGGGTAACTATAAGTCACCAATTAATCCAAACGGATGGAAATGGTTTCATAGAATTGTAAAGAACGATCTTCAACATGGTGATATTATTGACAGACCTAGCGATAGATGGGACTCATTAAAATATACAATTCCAAAATGGAAGAAAGACGGCCGCAACATTCTTGTTGTTATGCCAAGCGAAAAACCAGCAAAGTTCTACGGTATTGATATGGAACAATGGCGTGAAGAAACAATTAGCACATTAAAGCAACACACAGATCGTCCTATTGTTGTACGTGAAAAAGCAGATCGTCCTACACGCATTGTTAAAACAATTTATGAAGAATTAGATAATGCTCATGCTGTTGTAACTCTTCAAAGCATTGCGGCAACCGAAGCAGTATTATATGGAGTACCTGCATTTGGATTAGCACCCAATGCGGCGTCCCCGGTGTCGCTATCTGACATAACTAAAATAGAACAACCGTACTATCCAGATAGTGATTTGGTATATAAATGGGCCTGCCATTTAGCATATGGTCAGTTTCATATACAAGAACTAAATGATGGTACAGCACGGAGAATATTAAATGCTAGTTAAAGTTTTTATGAATAGTGCAGGACACAACTCGGAAAGAGAAGTGTTACGTCAAATGTATGATGGTATTGATTATGCTGACAAAACTGCAAATGGTAAATTATCAAAAGAAGAAAGAAAAGAACGCAAAAACCTAGAAAAAGAAATGGGCATTAAGCGTGGACTACAGTACGAATATGATGAGGAATATCGTCCTTGTGATGTTGCCGTATTCTTAGGAAGTTGGAAACCTGAACGAACACGTACATGGCATCTTACAAGAACTAGCATTAAAAAGAATTCTAAATGTTTTGTTGTTATTGAAACCCCGTTACTCGGACGACAGATGTTTGAAAAAAACACACACTACAGGGTGGGTGTTAATGGCTTTCTAAATCGTGATGCTTTTTGGGGAGACAATGTTAATCGTCCAGGAGATAGATTTAACGAGTTAGGGTTAATTTATAAAGGTTGGAAAACTAAAGAAGAACTAGGAGACAAAATTATTATTGCATTACAACTAGCAGGTGATGCAAGTTTAAGAAACTTAAATATTAATGAATGGTGCGTAGATACGGTAAAAACCTTACGCGAATACACAGATCGTCCTATTGAAATTAGAACACACCCTGGTGTAAGTGAAAAAGGTATGGGTAACCATGAAGACCTATTTAAAGAATTTGCTTTTGCTAATTTTTCAAATGTAACTTTTGTTAATGGTCGTGACATTCCGTGGGAAGAGCATTTAAAAGATGCTTATTGTGTTGTTGCTTATTCAAGTGGTTTATCAATTGATGCTGTGCTTAACGGATATCCTGTTATTGCATGTGACGAAGGCAACTTTGCTTGGAATGTAGCAGAAACTAAATTAAAAAATATTGAAAATCTAAATTTGGCAAACAACGAAGAAGTTTTACAATGGTTGCATAATCTAGCATATTGTCAATGGACTCCTGAAGAAATGGAAAACGGTGTATGCTGGAGGCATTTGTTGCCGTCGATTGAAAAAGTATTAGCAGAAGTAAAAGCCAATGAAAGTAATTAGTTACCTAAAGGGCATTCCTGCTAACAATAAAAATCCTGAGAAACCTGAAGTATTAAAGAGATTTGTACAGGGAGTAAACCTTAATGGAGATGTAGGAATAGCCTATGAGGGTAACGAGTGGAGTCTATCAGATGTAGCAGTGTTACAAGGATATGTACACGAAGACTCTCCAAATACACCACACTTATTATTGCGTAAAAAAGTATTTGATGAACAAACACGTAATGGTAAGCATACTATTATTGTTGATAGCAATTTATTTTTGTATCTAGATAAAACAAATTCAAAACGTTATCTTCGTTATTCAATGGACGGTGTATTTCCTACTACAGGAAATTATTTTTGGGATAATCCCGATCCTAGTAGATTTAACAAGTTAAGAATTGAACTTGGCATACACCCTAAGCCTTGGCGTACAAATGGATCACACATTCTTATTTGTTTACAACGCAATGGCGGTTGGAGCATGAAGGGATTAGATAACCAAGATTGGGCAAGAGAAGTTATTACCAAAATTCGAAAGGTAAGCGATCGTCCTATTATTGTTAGGGGACATCCTGGTGATAGACGTGCAGGAAAATATCTTAATCCTAAAGAACGTGCATTTAAGTTACACGGACTGCGTGATGTTTATATGAGCGATCATTTAAACAAAAGTTTGCAAGATGATTTGCGTAATGCTTGGTGTACAGTTGTTTACAATTCAAGTCCGGCGGTAGCAAGTGCTATTGAAGGAGTTCCTATTTTTGTTGCTGATCCTGATGATTGTCAAGCAAAAGATGTTGCAAATACAGACTTTGGAAATATTGAAAAACCAGACACGTTTGATAGAGATTTATGGTTGCAAAAACTTAGTATGTGTCATTGGAACTTTGAAGAATTAAGTTCAGGCGAGGCGTGGAAACATATGAGAGAATACATATAATGGATAGAAAATCATTTGATAAAGTTTGTGAAATTATTAAAAATTATCAACCACAAAATTATGCTGAGATAGGTGTACACAATGGTTTAACTGCCGCTGGTATTTGCAGAGAAATATTAAAGTATAAACCAGATTTACATTTTGTAGGCTATGATGCGTTTGACGAAGTTCCTGCTGTAGAACATAATGGTAAGTCACCGTCAACTAATAAACATTATGAAAAATGTTTATGGAGGTTTAGTGGACTTAAAAAAGATAACCCGCAGTTTACATGGGAGTTAGTTAAAGGTTTAACGACCGATACACTAACAACTCCTGTAAAGTATGACTTTGTATATATCGATGGCGGTCACAGTTATGAAACTGTTAAACATGATTACAACATGGTTAAAGAAAGTAAAATTATTTTGTTTGATGACTATAATTTAAAAGATGTAAAAAAAGCCATTAGCGAAATAGGAAAGGGAGAGTTGCTTGCATCATATGATGACTGGAAAAAAGCAACTTGGTTAATAATAAATGAAGATTGAGTTTGGTTGTGGTGAAACTCCTACAAAAGAAGGATTTAAAACTTGCGATATAAGAGATCTACCTGGAGTAGATTATGTTTGTCCTGCATGGGAAATTGATAAACTTGTACAAGAAAACACAGTTGAAGAAATATTTTCAAGACATTTTTTTGAACATCTAACATTTGCACAAGGTGAAGTAATGTTAGACAAATGGCGTAAGATTCTTAAGCCAGGCGGTATGTGTGAAATGATGTTACCTAATATGGCATTGCACGTACAACAATGGCTTGAAAGAAAAACTGATAGAGAAATCAAACATGCTATGGCAGGTTTTTGGGGTTGGCAACGTGGAGAATTTGACGACGTTTGGGACGTTCATAAAAGCGGGTATGATAAAGAACTTTTAACTAATCTAGTTAAAAGCAAAGGCTTTATTAATATCCAAAGCCTTGCTAAACCTATGTCTAAACACTTACACTTAAAGTTTTACAAAGCATAAACCGTTGTTTTTTACAAACGCTTTGTGACTAAATTTACCTTTGATATTTAATGTAGTAACTTGTTTGACTTTATCAGTTAATCCTCTGTCAAACTGAAAGCCATATTCTTTAAATTTTTCTATCCAATATTCTTCTGTGTTACAATTAACATGGTGATGTCCTGCTTTACCGACAGGTGCAAATGACATTACAACAAATTTACCACGCTGAAAGTCTTTCATAAAATTAGGTAAAAACTTTTCCCAAACGTGTTCTACAAATTCAACACTCCAAATTAAATCAACTTCTTTATTAAAAGGACTCGGACCTGTTTCGTAATCGTGTATTGTAATCCAATCTTTGTCTACTCCAGATCTTTCAACTTCGAAGTCACCATCAATACCGTACGCTTCTATATCCATATCACGTGCAAGTTTAACCATTCCACCTGGACCACAACCTATGTCTAGCATTGTTTTTATGTTGAATAATTTTTTAACAAACTGTAGAGTTCCTTCATCTAAGTGTGTTTTATTTTTATGACCACCTAGGTGATCTGGTAGTGCTGTCATTGTGTTTCTCCTAGTTTTACTACATCACTGTATGGTATATATAGTGTGTTTGCTTTTATCTTTTTTTGCTTATCTGCAGGTATAACATAGGGTTTAAACATTTCTCCTACGTCTACAGATCCCCAGTGACTGCTTTCGCTAACTGGAACATTTTTATATTGATTTCTTCGACCATTATTACAACTTAAATATAATCCGCCATTTGGATTTAAGTTCTTTAGTATATCTTTAAAGAAATACTTCCATTCATTTATTTCCCAAACAGTAGGCCTGTTGTTAAAAAATGATCTTAGTGTTACAATATAATCAACTTTATTACTTAGTGTAAATGGCTTATTTGAAAATACTAAATCGTCTGTTACTTTTAAATTTAAGTATTCGTATATAGGTACATAAGTTTTTTTGAATATATCAGTATGTATTGTTTCTGTTCCTATACAATCGTGTCCGTATAATCTACAAATGTAAGGAAACCAACCAGCACCTGTTCCTATATCAATTAGCGTTTTGCCTTTTGTGTTGTGCAAACCCAAGTACTCTGCAACACTTAATTTTTCCTGTATATATTTTTCAACTGCTTCGTTGTAATACCTATTACCTGTTTGCGTATACAACTTATTAATAGTGTTACGGCCAATCGAATCTATAACATCTTGAACAGAAAGTTTAGACATTTATTACCACCGGTTGAATGTGTTTTGAACTTTTGTGAGGCATAAAACTTATGCAAGGTTTAGGAGCATCAAATGCTTTGTCCCATGAATATTCAACTAACTTTTCTTTTTTTATAAGTTCGTCAACAAATTGTTTTACGCCTTCTGTTTGATAATCATCAAACACAATTACTTTGCTACCACTTACTTTGTAATAATCATGTTTAACAGTTTCATAACTATGACCACCATCTATGTATACAAAATCATATACTGCTTCTGTGAGCGTATCTTGCGTATATCCTTTGATTAAATTAAATTTAAACTTCTTGTGTCTAGTCTGTCTATGTTTTAGATTTGCTTTTGCAACTCTTAGTTTTCCTGCACCTTTTCCATTAATCTCACGCTCATGAAATTCTTTATTACTAACAACATCGTCAAATATATCGTAACCTACATATGCTAATTTAGGATTTATCTTTAAGCAGTAATCAACAAATTGTACTGCACTCTTGGCATCGTGTGTTCCAATTTCACAAATTATGTCCGGTTTGATATAATCAAATAATTGATGAAACGGAGGAAGCATTGTTGGTTTCATCGTATGTTATTCCAATATGCTTCATTGCGATCGGCTTTAAGATCTTTTCTATTGCTATGACCTTGACGCTTGCGATCACCTTTCATATGGTCTATGTATGCTCCTAACTCACTGTTAATAATCGGGTGTCCTTCTTTTTCAATAATACCTGCACTGAAGTTTTTATTTTTCACCCCAAACTTTTCTTCGTGCCATACACGCACTACATCATAGATGTAACTGTCATGCCATTCTTTTTCTAAAAATATTCCTTGTTCTGCTTCGTCATACATGCGTTGAAACTCATTAAAAAACTCTTTGGCATGTGGATGCTTTAAGTTCATGCTGTACCAACCACACTCTGTGTATTTGTTTGTACGTCCTGCATAACAAGTAAATGTATCTTCAGGAATAAACTTTTCTAAAAAGTCTACAGTCATTGGTGTATGAACATAACTGTCTGCGTCCATCCAAATTAAAACATCAGCATCTACCCTTTCTGCCGCATCACATACTACATAAACTTTGTTAGAAAATTTAATAGCGTCCCACTTAAATGCTTTTTTAGCATCTAATCTTTTCTTATCAGGCCCTTGACCGTTAGCACGAGGATCGTCTTTATAACGCTTTTTAAATTCAAATACAGCCGGTACTGATTGTTCTTGATCTAAAGGATAAATTTTTGATTTAGATTTAGGAACTTGTGGACGGCATCTTTCACCGTATGCATACAGATCAACTTCCGGTGGCATGTTTTGTGCAAAAGAGTTTATGAATCGTTGTCCATATAACTGTAATCCTTGCTGATTAAATGTTGTTACAACCGCAAATTTTCGGGCCATCTGAAATCTCCATAAATAGTAATTAACTACGTATATTTAGTATTAAGGAGTATTCAATAAATGATCTTCGGAATGTTCAACGAATTTGGTGCACAAAATTCTTCTCCAGTTTTTGGAGCATTTGAACACAGTCTAAACATAGCAGGAATTCCATGGACAAAAAATTTGGATATGTGCCATGTTGCTGTTATATGGAGTGTACTATGGAATGGACGCATGGCGCAAAACAAACGCATTTGGGAACACTGTGAACAAACCAAAAAGCCTGTGATAGTTTTAGAAGTTGGCGGAATACTTCGTAATCAAAGTTGGAAAGTAGGCATTGGTGGTATAAACAACGAAGCATACTTTGGAGAAACATCAACAAGCAGTATCAATAACTGGTTGAGAAATGCAAGCCAACATCGACAAAAACGATTTGGTATTAATTTACAACCGTGGAAACAAACAACCCAGGACAAATATATTTTATTATGCACACAACATAATAAAAGTCATCAATGGAGAGACATGCCTAGTGTCGACGACTGGCTTGATGAGCAGTTAACCAAGATTAGAAAATACACTTCACGTAAAATTAAAATTAGACCGCATCCTCGCTCTCCGTTAAATCCTAGCACGGTTAGAACACTAGACTTTAAACATAAAAATGTAGAATTACAATATCCTATTAGATATGCACAAACATATGACGAGTTTGATTTTGACGAAGCACTAGCAGGTGCTCACTGTGTTATAAGTCACAGTAGCAATCCAGGACTACAATCTGTAATTGCAGGAGTACCGGCGTTTGTAAGCAAAGACAGTTTGGCCCTTCCTGTTGCTAACACAGATTATAGCCAAATTGAAAATCCAAAAAGACCAGATAGAACACGCTGGTTTAATGACCTACTTTATACAGAATACTTTATAGATGAAATCCAAAATGGATTACCATTGGTAAGATTATTACCTAGATTAGAACAATTAGTTCTTGCTCAAAAGTAATTTTAGTGTTATAATAATTGAAATAATAAGGGTGTCTTATGTCAACTATTTCTATTAACATTGCTGACCATACCATTGAAGATTGTGTAATGTATCTTGCCGGAGAAGGCAACTACATATTTGGAGAAGATGTTTCTATTCATTCAACCGACTTGCATATAGTAAAGAGTCTTGGTAGACAGTTAGGAAACAACAATGCATTTACACAAAAACAAAGTTTAATTGGTTTAAGACTTGTAAAGAAATATTCAAGCCTGCTATCTTCTGCAGGATTTAATTCCGAAAAAATTCTAGATGATAAAATTTTTAAATGGCCATTTAGAACAATTGATAGAACTAAAAGTTTATATATTGACGGAGAAAAAATTGTTCTTAAAAGTCCTTTCATCGCCGATGTTGTAAATCGAGTAAAGAAAAGAAAAACACCTTTCTATTACAAAGGCGAATATAGTGGTGACACAAAAGAATGGAGTTTTGATTACAACGAAAATAATGTTGAGTTCTTGGTCAATCTTGTTAATGGTATGAACTTTTCCATTGATGAAAAGATTAAAAATGATTTTAAGAAAATAAACGAAATTAAAAAGAAAGCATTAGACCACTATCCTATACTTGTAAAAAAGATGGGAGGATATGTTTACAACGACATAGTAATAGAAGAACAAGATCCAAGACGTGCAATCATGCAATCAAAACTACAAGGATGTTTGGTATACGATGACGGTGTGGTAGATGCTCTAAAGCCAAAGCAAAAAATGGATTCAGTGTTGTTAGGTGATAGTCAAAATTGGTTTATAAACTCTAACATATATTCCTATTTGGACATTTTTTCATTGATCAATACCGTAGATCAGTGTATAATTATGTGTAGTAGTAATAACATTGAACAGATTCAAGATATAGTAGGATCTCTTATTTCTGCTGGTTATACTGGTGATGACATTAGTGTAATGTTTAGATTTAAAAGTTCTAAGGACTTTTTTGAAGGTAACAAATACATAAAAAATATGAACGTTAATCAGTTTAATCCAAATAAGAAAATTTTTATTATTAATGAAAAGATACCAAAACCTTTGATTAGTAATAACATTGATCCACAATTAGTTATAAGTTGTTTGCCTACATATCCAAGTCATTATAAGACACAAACTTACTTGGATTGCAAACCTACTGTTGTATACTACTGCGGAAGCAAACCAACTGGAGTAGAAAACTGTGCCGACGTGTAAACTAGTAATTAAAGATGAAGTAAACGTAAAGTTTGAAGGACTTGATTTAGAAATGCGTAAAGCATTAACTAATAAGTTCAAGTATGATATTCCTTATGCACGTTACTTGCCAGCATATAAACTAGGACGTTGGGACGGCAAAGTTAGTTTCTTTGGACTAGGCGGAACAACATATATTAGTATGCTTGAAGACGCACTTCCTTTTTTAGAACAGAAAGGTTGGTATGTTGAAGTTGAGGATCATAGAGAAACTAGAGATTTACAGTTTACAAACATTACAGAAAACTATTGGAAAGATCAAGGTGCTGTATGGCCAGAAGGACACGTAGCAGAAGGACAACCAATTGTACTACGTGACTATCAAGTAGAAGTAATTAACAATTTTATTAGCAACCCACAAAGTCTACAAGAAGTTGCTACCGGCGCTGGTAAGACTATCATAACGGCCACATTGAGTAAGATTTGTGAGCCGTATGGTAGCACAATCGTTATTGTTCCGAACAAAAGTCTTGTTACACAAACTGAAGAAGATTATGTAAACGTAGGACTTGATGTTGGAGTATATTTTGGTGATAGAAAAGAACTAGGTCACAAACACACTATTGTTACTTGGCAAAGTCTTAATGTGCTAGATAAGAAATCAAAGAACCACGAAGCCGCACATACACTAACAGAATTTTTACAAGATGTACGCACAGTTATTGTTGACGAAGTACACCAAGCAAAAGCAGATGTGCTTAAGAATTTGCTTACACAAAACTTTGCACACGTTCCTATTCGTTGGGGACTAACAGGTACTATACCAAAAGAACAGTTTGAGTTTCAAGGTATTAAAGCAGGATTGGGTGAAGTTATTAATCATATTTCTGCACACGACTTACAGCAAAAAGGTGTACTAGCAAACTGTCATGTAAACATTGTACAAACAGATGATGTACAAGAGTTTAGCAACTATCAAGAAGAACTAAAGTATTTGGTTACAAGTGAACATCGCATTGATTGGATAGGTAAACTCGTAGACAAAATTAAAGACTCCGGTAATACATTGATTCTAGTTGATCGTATTTCAGCAGGTAAAATGTTGGAAGAAAGATTAGAAAACTCTGTGTTTGTATCAGGAGAAACAAAGGGTACTGATAGAAAGGAACACTATGACTCAATTAAAGATAGCACTAATAAAATTATTATCGCAACGTATGGAGTTGCGGCTGTAGGAATTAATATTCCTCGCATTTTTAATCTCGTCCTTATTGAGCCTGGCAAGTCTTTTGTAAGAGTTATACAAAGTATAGGCCGCGGAATTAGAAAAGCAGAAGACAAAGACTTCGTACAAATTTGGGATATCACAAGCAGATGTAAATTTGCGAAGCGACACCTAACACAACGTAAGAAATATTATAAAGAAGCGAACTATCCTTTTACAATAGAAAAGATAGCAATCGATTAGGAGAACATATGCAAATACTTACATTAGAAAATGAACACTTTGATTTACAAACGCTACCAAAAGAAATAGACAAAGATATACGTTATAGCGTACTAGATAACTCAGATCCTAAGGATCCTGATTACTTTTTTGTGCCACTAATTTACTTAGAAAGTTTTAGTTCGCCTGCCGTAGTACTACAGATAGGATCAGCACAAATACAAATGCCTTTAGAGTGGAGTATGGTTGTAGGAAACTCTGATGTAGGTGATTTAGAAGTGTTACCATTAACAAGTTTAAATGATAGAGGCTTTGAAGCATTTATCTTTAATCCACTAACAAGTTCTCGTCCTGAGTTTGTTCCGGTGGATGTTGTAAACGTTTATCAAGACGTTAAGTTTTATTTTCCAAAACTTAAATCAGGACAACTACTAACAACGCCATTAGAAAAGAAAAAGAATCCTAATTGTGCGTTTTTTGTTAAAGAAGTTTCACGACAAAGTGAAACATTGGATTTTAGCCTTGTATGGTAAGGAGAAAGGATAATGACTATGAAAGCAGGTAAAATATGGGGTCAAACAGAATTGATCCATGCAAACGGTGTATTGGAATTTCACCGTATTGAATTCAAAAAAGGATTCAAATGTTCAGAACACGAACACAAGTATAAGTGGAATGGCTTCTTTGTTGAATCAGGCAAGATGATTGTTCGTGTATGGCAAGATGACCAGGACGGTTTAATTGATGAAACAATTTTAGGTCCAGGCGAGTTTACACAAGTTAAGCCAGGTAAAGTGCATCAGTTTGAAGGTATAGAAGATGGTGTAGCATTTGAATTATACTGGGCAGAATTTAATCACGATGATATCGTAAGAAGAACTGTAGGATCAAAATCTAAATAATGTTTGAACGTATTAAAAGCATCTTTAAAAAACAAGACAATCCAGAAATAACTTTTTGGAGTGAAGTACCCGGTCTTGAAGATGTTGTTCCAATTAAACCGGCTGTTAACTATCTACCCAAGTGGTGGAAAGACATGCCTCGTTTTGCAGATGTCGAACTTCCGCCCGAAGGTGTAAACAAAGGCACAGCAAAAAATTGTCCGGCTTTTGTTGATTTCTTTAAGTCAGCATATGTTGTACCATTATGGTGTGATGTTGAATTAGATATAAATCCACAAGGATATACCGTAAGAACAAGTTACGATAAGTTTAAGTTTTCACATCACAATCCAATACAGTTTAAACAGTGGCTACCACAACACTTACAACAAAATGTATCTATGGTATTAAAGCCAGAGTGTCCGTGGCGTGTTAAAACAAGTCCGGGATATAGTGTAATGCAGTTACCTATGATGTTTGAGTTTAATGATACGTTTGAGTGTATGGCTGGAACCATTTGGAGTGATAAGTTTCACGAAATGAATCAACAACTAGTAATTAAAAAGTATGGTAAAATTACATTAGAAAGGGGAACCCCTTTAGCAATGTATGTTCCATTTAAACGTGAAAAATTTAATTTTAATTGTACACACAGAACTCCTGAACTAGAAAGACTAGAAAAGAAAAGTCAAATGATAGTGCGTTCAAAGTTTATCGGCGGGTACAAAAAAATGCAAAGTGAGTAATGGCTAAGATATACGAATCACCCGACGGAGGAGAAACTGTGTACGAAAGAGATACAGTAACAGGCGAACGCATATGCATTGAAAAACCTGTACATCCTGATTGGTATATTGATCCTTATGATTTTGATTTGATAACAGAAATGGCCAAAGATGGAAATAAAACATTGCAAAATTTATTAAAAGAAGTTAAACTAGTATACAACTTGAGTATAGAAGAAGAAGATTATCATGGCTGAAAAGAAAAAGTTTCTTGATTTAAAAGCAATGCTTAGTGCTGTTGATCGCAGAGATAAAGAATGGTATAACAAACTTAGCGACGACGATAAAAAACTATTTGCTCCTTTTATTGCTATGCGTTATGTAAGCAGTGTTAAAGGTGATAAGTTTTTTCAAGAACACTACTTAGAAATGTGCAATGAATTTGTAAACAAACATCACTGGTCACTAAGCAAAAATCATAAAGGCTTGCTGTGGAAACTAATGGCAATGTGCGGTGCTTACGAAAACTTTTTTCATCAGTATCAAGCGGCTCCAAAAAAACAAACAAAGAATAAATTTACACAATTCTTGCTAGACAAGAATCCTAATATGAAGATGGAAGATGCAGAGTTACTATCAAGTATTATGTCAAAGAAGGAACAAGATCAATACGTTAAAGACTATGATCCAAACAGTTGAACAACCATATGAGTGCGTACATTGCGGCAAGGCGTTTCAAAAAGAAAAAACGCTGATGGCTCATATGTGTGAGCCTAAACGCAGACATCTACAAAAAGATGAAAAGCGTGTACAGGTTGGTTTCCTTGCATTTAATAAATTTTATACAATGGTACAGCGTACTAAACCTAAAACTTATGCAGAGTTTTGTAAAAGCAGTTACTATAATGCGTTTGTTAAGTTTGGTAGTTTTGTTAGCAATATTAATCCGTTGTATCCAGAAAAGTTTATTGACTTTGTAATTAAGTCAAATGTAAAATTAGATCATTGGTGTCGTGATGAATTATACGACACGTATATGTTTGAAATGATAAAAATAGAACCCACTGAATCCGCATTAGAACGCAGTGTTCAAACAATGCTAGAGTGGGCAGATAAAGAGCAAGCACAGTACAACGACTATTTTAGATATTGTAATTTAAATAGAGCAGTTAACGATATTAGAAACGGACGTCTTAGTCCTTGGTTATTATTGAATTCAAAATCAGGAAAAGAAATGCTAAGTAAGTTCAATGATGAACAATTAGCAATCGTTGAACCAGTTTTGGATATTCCGTTTTGGCAAAGGCAATTCAAAGCAAAGCCTGCGGATGTAGAACTAACAAAAGAAATAATCAAGGAGGCACACATTGATTGACACAGAAACATATACTGTTGTAACAAACATGCGAGATGGCGAACCTATAGATCGAATTTATGGAGGCGCGGCGGGATCTCCTCGTATGCGTTTGGTACAAGCAGACGGAACCGAGTATCAAGGAAAGATTACCAAAAAAACTATTATAGTAGATGGTATAAATGGAAAATTTAAATCATACATTTATGTCACAGAGGACAAAAGAGTATTTGACAGGATGGGACTTCCAGTGTATAATGTAGATATAAATGAAGTAACAGTTGAGGAGAATGAAGATGCTACACAAGATCAGTCAGATGTGTGACAAAATTGATTCTATTAAACGTGACGCAGATAGATTGCGTAAAATGAAGTATGGAGAAAACAAACATTCAACAACAGAAATTGATAACTTGATTGCACAAATACAATCAGACTGTTATCTAATTTCACAGGACAGAAGCCCTTATGCCAAGAGTACCGAGAAAGACAACACATAAAAATTACAGTCAATACGATCCAAAGATTCACACTAAAACTAAAGGAGGCCATGGGTTCGGTATGAAAAAAGGTGTAAAAACAAAAGACTACGAAAGCAGTGGACTTCATTTGATTGAAGTATTCAAATGGGAAGTACCTAAACATCTAAAAGAAGAATACGAAAAATTTAAACAAGCAAATGCCTGATATCGATTTAGATTTTTTTGATCGCGACAGTGTGTTAGAAAAATTCAAACACATCAAAGCCTCACGTGAAGAAAAAGGCGAATTGAAAAAACATAACACAGGTGTTTATTTTCATAATGCTCCTGTTGATCCTTTTACAGATCGTTGCACCCTTGATCACAAACTAGCAGAAGATCGAGGATACTTTAAAATTGATATGTTAAATGTTCACATATATGAGCATGTAAAAGACGAAGAACACTTAAATACACTTTTACAAAAGGAGCCGTTGTGGGAACTACTTACTCACGAAGAATTCAGCAACAACTTATTTCACGTCGCAGAACACAGCACTATTCTAAAAGAAATGAAACCGCAGAGCATAGAACAATTAGCGGCAGTACTAGCAATTATCCGTCCAGCGAAGAGGAGTTTGCTTGGACAACCGTGGGATACGGTGATGAAGAACGTTTGGACGAAACCTGAAGACGGAAGTTACTATTTTAAAAAGGCACACGCAGTTGCTTATGCACATGCGATTGTGGTACACATGAATTTATTATGCGAAGAATTAAAAAATGAACAACAATAATAACGAAGAACATTTTGTTTTTAACAACGATACCTTTGAAGAACAAGAAATTGCACAACTATCTTCCTTGATGGAAAATGAAGCGGTGCTACGTAAAGCACGAGAAAAATTTAGAGAAGAACAAAGCCGTCCTAGTCTTAGTGAATGTAAGGCATGCGGTGAAGAAATTCCAGAGGCAAGACAAAAAGCAGTACCAGGTGTTCAACTTTGTTTAGAGTGTGCAACACTAAACGAAAAACCTTGGTAACTATTTTATCTTTCTAATTAATTGTATTGATTTTCTTTTAATACGTTTTTCGGCAATATCATTAAGTCTTACCATATGTCCAAAAATTAATTCAACATCTTTGGTTGCAAAGGTTTTGATTAGTCCTTTAAATTTGTTCATTTCAGACTTCATGAATATGTTAATAGGTATTTTGCGATTAGATTCCCACCACCAACTATCTCCGCATTCAAGCAATGCTAGTTTTTGGTTGTCATCTGAGCAACTAGAGTAATCGTATATGCTCGTAACATTAGAATCTTGATTAATAACGATACCAACGTATTCGATATCCCCGTGTTTAATACAACTTAAAAACGGGAATTTTTCCTGTAAATCTTCTTGTAGTGTTGTCATACTATTCCAATAAATAACATTATAGGATGAACTCAATATGCTCAAGTTACCCATATATATTTATGAAACCGGTTATACCTTATACAGTGATTTGGATTCCGGGATTAAACAAGGATATACGCCAATGTACACAAAAGACATACAAATTGTGAAAGGTGTCACGAACACTGTAAAGTTCACAGTTAAAAACCAGGATCAAAAGCCAATAGATATTAGCGGCGAAACACTAACATTCGTGTTAGTTAACAAGGAAACAGGTGCAGTATATGTTGAAAAAGCATGTACTACTGTAGACGACGGTAGCACTGTTGCTACACGTGGTGTTGCTACGCTTACACTGAACGAAAGCGATACAGCAACATTAGTAAGCAAGTTTTACAAGTTCTCTGTGTACAGAACCGTAAACGGCGCTGGCAAGTATCCTACATATTCAAATACATATTATGAAGTAGCAGGCAATATTGAAATCGTTGATCAAGTATATCCAGCATTTACAGATTCAACAACACTTCCTAACACAGACTTTACTAGACCATTAACTAATAATTTCTATAGCCATAACGGACAAATAACAGAATACTTTAGTTCAATCTATGATGCACAGCCTGAATATAAACGCAATGGTGCTGTTCATACTGTAACATATTACAGCGATGGATATACAGGCGATCTTACAATACAGGCCACTTTGGACAGCCAAGTTACAGCAGATACAAGTTGGGTAGACTTAACTACTATTAGTCTAACTAGTTCAGACGCTATTGGTTATGCCAATGTAACTGGTGTGTACAATTATTTAAGATTAAAGCATTTACCTGACAATTCGAACACCGGAACACTTGACAAAGTACTAGTTAGATCGTAAAATACTAGTATGAATTCGATACAATCTACTATTACGACTGCCTTACCTTCAAAACGAAAGCAAACTCCTAGTGGTTGGGTTTCGTTTGATGCACCTTGCTGTGTTCATAATGGCGAAGGTGCGGACAAGCGTAAGCGTGGAGGTATAATGTTCAACGGTGACGGAACAGTGAGTTATCATTGTTTTAACTGTGGATATACTGCATCGTTTATTCCTGGTAGAAACTTGTCCTACAAGATGCGAAAACTACTAGGATGGTTTGGAATGCCAAATTCAGAAATTACCAAACTTGCTTTGGAGGCACTGCGAATTAAGGAGGAGACCGTCATAGATGGGAATACCCCTCATATACAGTTGCCTGTTTTTGAAAAGAGAGAACTGCCAGTTGGTGCTCGGCCTTTTATGGAATGGCATAACTGGAAAGCATTAGAACCAAGCGGATTAGATCCAGAATTCATCAGAGCCGTCGAGTATGTAGTTTATGATCGTGGCCTTGATATTGGTGACTATGACTTTATGTGGACCTGCGAAGGATCATATAAAACAAGGCTGATAGTTCCTTTTTATTATCAAGGGGACATAGTCGGATACACTGCTCGTAAACTAGGCGACGGCTCACCTAAATATATTACAGATAGTCAACCGGGTTATGTTTTTAACCTAGATGGACAAGGCTGGGATAGACAGTTTGTTATTGTAGTAGAAGGACCGTTTGATGCAATAAGCATAGGCGGCGTAGCAGTATTACGTAACGAAGTAAACGACCAACAAGCAATGCTAATAAACAGTTTGCAAAGACAGGTTATTGTTGTTCCTGATAAAGATCAAAGTGGAGAACAATTGGTTACCGATGCGATTAAATATGGATGGACTGTTGCTTTTCCAGATTGGCCTGATGCTGATGTAAAAGACGTTGCTGATGCTGTTAAACGTTATGGTAAAATATACACAATGCAAAAGATTATTCATAGTGTTACTAGTGGAATTAAAATACAACTTCTGGCAAAAACTTACTTTGCAGATTAAACAAAAAGGCAGTATAATATAAACTATGCAAGACTTTAATACAGACATACAAAAACTATTTTTAGAAATGTTTCTAGCAGATGCGGAAGCATTTGTAAGATGTCAAGGCATCTTTGAAAGCGAAAACTTTGATCAAAAACTACGTGAAGGTGCAGAGTTTATCAAGAAGTATGTTGACGAATATAAAGTTATGCCTGAACTTGATATTGTTAACAGTGCATGCCAAACAAATTTAAAAGATGCTAGTGCGGTAGGACAAGAACATACAGATTGGTTATTGGATACATTTGAAAAGTTTAGCAGACACAAAGCACTAGAACGTGCAATTCTAAAAGGTGCTGACTTACTTGAAAAGGGTGAGTATGGTCCTATTGAAGGCATGATTAAAGAAGCAATTCAAATTGGTCTTGCAAAAGATATGGGTACAGACTACTTTGCTGATCCTAGAGCAAGACTTGAAGGATTAAAAGATAACAACGGACAGGTAAGCACAGGTTGGCCAAGCATTGACAAGAAATTGTTTGGTGGTTTTAACAGAGGCGAACTAAACATTTTTGCAGGTGGTTCGGGTGCAGGTAAAAGTTTGTTCTTGCAGAACATGGCTGTAAACTTTGCAACAGAAGGCATGAACGTGTTGTACATTAGTTTAGAACTTTCAGAAGCACTAACAGCAATGCGTATTGACAGTATGCTTACAGGTATTGCTACAAGAGAGATTTTTAAAAGTCTTGATGATGTAGAAATGAAAGTTAGAATGATGGGCAAGAAGTCAGGCAAGATACAAATCAAGTATATGCCAAGTGGTAAGAATGCAAATGACCTGCGTAGTTATGTTAAAGAATGGTCAATTAAAAACAAGTGCAAGCCAGATGTATTGTTAATTGACTACCTAGATTTGATGATGCCACTAAGTGTTAAAGTATCGCCAAGTGATTTGTTTGTAAAAGACAAATATGTATCAGAAGAACTACGTAACTTGGCAATGGAACTAGGTTGTGTATTTGTAACAGCATCGCAGTTAAACAGAGCGGCGGTTGAAGAAATTGAATTTGATCATTCACATATTTCAGGCGGACTTAGTAAGATTCAAACTGCTGATAACGTGATTGGTATCTTTACAAGCCGTGCTATGAAAGAACGTGGACGTTATCAAATACAGTTTATGAAAACACGTTCATCGAGCGGTGTAGGACAAAAAGTAGATCTAGAGTTTGATGTGGATAGTTTGCGTATTAGAGATCTTGCAGAAGACGAACAAAATAATTATCAAAGTCAATCAAGCACCATTGTAAACAATCTTAAAAAGACTAGCACAGTATTAGAATCACATCATGATGCAGGAGAAGAAACTGCACTACGCGAGCCAGGCGATGGTGATACTGTTGGAAAGATTAGCGGTAAAGCACAAAGTACTAAACTACGTGACATGCTTAAGAGTTTAAACACAGAGGATTAAATGTTTAAAGTACTACCAAATTTTTTACCACAATCAGAGTTTGACAGTGGCGTTGGCAGAGTAAGACACGATCCTAGCATACCTTGGTTTTGGGTACGTGGTACAAGTGATGTTAAAAGAGATCTTGACGACGATGCAGATTGGGATCACAGTTTTGCACACACGGCATACGAGTTTGGAGAACCCACAAGTTTCTTAGGAGTTAAATGCGAAGACATTCTTAAAAGAGCATGTGAACAAGCAGATTTAAAATTAAAAAACATTTTAAGAATACGTTTTGGTTTAATTACAAAAACACCAACACCAATTGAACACGGTGGTCATGTAGACTTTAAACAACCGCACATGACAGCACTATATTATCTTACAACTTGTAACGGTCCTACTATATTCTACGAAGAAAAATGGAGCGAAGATGTAGAACATACAGAACTTACAGAAGCAAGACGTGTACCCGCAGAAGAAAACAAAATGCTTATATTTGACGGTACAACATATCACAGTTCAGTTTCACAAACAGATACAAAGCAACGTATCGCAATCAATTTTAACTTCGAAATAGAGTAATTTCCTACACTAAATACTAGTGCGAGGAAAATATTATGAAATGGTTAATAGTGGTGCTAATGATGGGTTCTCACCCAGACGGTGCCAAGGATACATACCTATATTTTACACCCGAGTTTGAAACAGTTGAAGACTGCAAGAACTATGTTTACTTCAATGCAGGAAGCATCAAAAATCATATGCAAATGGAGTTCGATGGTAATGTGCCAGAGATGATCTACTGCATGACCGAAAAGAAAGTCAAAGAGTTTATAGACTTTGGTAAACCCGGTTTTGATGCATAACTAATAGCATGATAAAAATTTTTAAATTGATATTAAACAGTTGGCGTTTAATGGATAGCGAATACGGAGAAATCTGTAAAAAATGCCCGCAAGCACATCAATACCATTATCCGTATTTTTAATTAAAATAAGAATTTACAGAGTTTGAAATAGCAACTGCTGTTGATTCTTGCCAAAGTTTACTAACAGGACGTTCTAGTATGTTAGGTGGGCATTTTTGTGTTAACCATCGATGCTGTGGTGTCCAAGGCGGTTCTCCACTCATTTCACCTTCTAGTTGTCCGCCCTTCCAAGAACTTATCCCTATTGCTAATCTCCATCGACTAGGACCTCTTCCATTTGCAAGTTCACGCAATATTGTTTCACTACCAGTAACACAAAGGGTATTTGTTACCCAATATGTATTAGAAGCAAGACAGTCAGGTGTATGAATAAAATAAAGGCTGTCTTCTTGTACAGGACCTCCAATATATACAGGCTCTTGGCTTTGATAATCTATGTTAAGTGACTTTGCAATATCACCCACTGTTGTTGTGGTGCTAGGTCTATTAAGCATTATACCCCACGCTCCGCTGGCGTGATTTTCACATACCAACACAACACTCTGTGCAAAGAATGTGCTGTTAGCACTTGGTTGTGCAATTAATAATTGCCCTTGTAGTCCAGAATTAAATTGTACCGAATCCATGCCTTTGTTCCAGTTATACCTATATTTATTTTATTATGCTAGAGTATAATTGAAGATTGTATAACCTTCGTCCGATGAAATTTTATATTTTAAATGACTTGGAAATACTATAACGTCACCTGATCTTGGAGAATAGTTCCAATCATCTGCTGTAACAGAATTAATTCCTAGATATTCAATGTTTAGGTCTTGTGGAAAAACATTGGTCCAC